TTAGAACCACACGTGAATGGATCACCAACAATCCTGATCAGTTGCACAATGTATTCATGATCATACAATGGACCACTTGGGAACGAGAAGAATGGTTGCACCGTGACAAATGGTATCAGGTCAATTCATCGGGAGCGGATTGGGTACCACGAGAACTACAACAGCGGTATAAGCAGTTTGTGGTCGATGTAGATTGGACGGCAAAAACTCAAGAATGTCATGAAAAGATTTGGACATTGCATACTGAACTGAAAAGTTTGAACATTGCCCACTTGTTTTACAGTGGGCACAGCACTTTCAGTGATGTTCAAAATCAACATATTTGGGGTACCAGTTACATGTATCCTTACAATCAACAGGGTTCTTATAATGCTATTTTACAACAAAACGGGCATGTGCCTACAAAATGGTACCATTTTGATGCCAAAGGCCATTGCTTTTGGGCCAAGTATGTGTTACAATACATCAAACAACACAACTTGGTAACACACAATGCGCTATCTACTGATTGACACCAGCAACATGTTCTTCCGTGCGCGGCACCAAGCACATCGTGCTGCAGACACATGGACCAAATTGGGGTTTGCACTGCACCTTACGCTGATGAGTGCAAACAAAGTGGCACGTGATTTGGGTGCTGATCATGTGGTATTCGCACTAGAGGGTCGCTCGTGGCGCAAAGATTATTACCGACCCTACAAAGCAAATCGTGCTGTAGCACGTGGACAAATGAGTGAATCAGAAGCAGAAGAGGACAAACTGTTCTGGGAGACGTATGATGAGCTGACTAAATACTTGTCTACAAAGACCAACTGTAGTGTGATACGTTGTGCCACAGCAGAAGCAGATGATATCATTGCACGTTGGATTGCTTTACACCCCCAAGACGAACACGTTATTGTCAGTTCAGATTCTGACTTTGTGCAGTTGATTGCACCCAATGTAAAATTGTACAATGGTATCAACGATCACTTGTTCAGTCCCGAGGGTGTCACAGACGCAAAAGGCAAAAACTTGGCATTTACCATTGAGAGCAACAGCAAGATCAAAGTTGGCAAAGCCGATGCCAACTTTGTACCTCCTGTGGATTATCAGAAGTGGGTGTTGTTTTTGAAGTGCATGCGAGGTGATCCTGGAGACAATGTGTTCTCGGCCTATCCTGGAGTGCGGGTGAAAGGCACAAAGAATCAAGTGGGACTCACAGAAGCATTTGAGGATCGTGATCGCAAAGGCTATGCGTGGAACAATCTCATGTTGCAACGTTGGATGGATCATGAGCAAACGGAACGCAAGGTGCTGGACGACTATGAACGCAATCGTACCCTGATTGATCTTACTGCACAGCCCGATGCGATCAAAGCTGTAGTAGATGAAGCCATACGTGAGCAGATTAGCCATCGAGATGTGGGCATGGTAGGTGCGCACTTTTTACGATTCTGTGGCAAGTACGAACTCACCAAACTCAGTGACTATGCAGATGCCATAGGTCGCTGGTTGAATCAAACATACAAAGGAGTATTAGATGATCGAAGCCAAACCCATAGTGGATAAAAAGTACTGGATCTTGAAGCAGGACAACCGCAAGATTGGTGTGGTAGAAGCTGAAGGCGATGGTTACACTGTGCGTATCAATGACCAGGTGGGCCGGTTCAAAACCATTCCCATGGTTCGCAAAAAGGTAGACATTGAATTTGCACCGCCAGAGAAGACCACCCGGCCTGCACCGGATCAGGTGCATGGATTTGAAACAGGATGCAGAGCATTCAATCCCATGTGGGACGTCAAACATCGACTGCCGTTGTTCACAAAAGAAAACAAATCAAAGTCATGGTATGCCGCTGGTTGGTATGCTGTGAAACAACATCGTGCATGGAAATTAATTCGCAACCCAAAACTAATTGTGTTGGAACGTTATCAATATCAAGGTCCATTTCATACCCAGGAGGCAGCACGTGACAAATCCCTTTCGTGATCAAGAGAAGTTTATGCGAGCATGCGAACAGAGTGTTGACGCAGTGAACGAATCTCAGTATGCAATGTATGTTAAACTAATTGATGAAGAACATCAGGAATTATTAGAAGCTACATTGACAGAAGATCGAGTAGAACAACTGGATGCACTTGTTGATATCTTGGTTGTGACCATTGGTGCGATACATAGCATGGGTGCAGATGCGGAAGGTGCTTGGAAGGAAGTCATGGCCACCAACTTTGCCAAGATTGATCGTGAAACTGGCAAAGTGCGCAAGCGTGAGGATGGTAAGGTGTTGAAGCCTCAGGGTTGGACTGCACCTAACTTGGTGCCTTTCTTGAAAAAATGAGTATACACATACATCGTTTTGTGGATTCGGTCAAAGCACACGAAGCACGTGGACAAAAAGACTTCTCCATGCCCATGCGCGATGCCAAAGACTTGCATGCAGACATCACTAAACTGTTGATTACATTGGAACAAATGCGAACACAACAGTCACGTGGTGCAGAAGTTGTAGAAGTGCAGATCACTGGGGGTAGTTTTAAATCTGCATAGTTATTGGCATAAATAAACGTGGAGTTTAATATGTCAAGACCAAAGCCCACAGTGCTGATCGAGCACACCAACAAACAGTCCTACAAGACAGAACAAGTGCTGGCTTCGGAAGGTGTATGGGCTGTGTTCTTTGACTCCAAGCCCATCAACTTGAAGACCAGTAACTTGCTCACGCAGTTTCCTGGACCCAAATACAAAAAGGTATCGTTCTCCAACCCCGGACATGCTATCAACTTGGCTAGAAAACTCAACACACAATTCCGAACTGACAAGTTCAGTGTTGTGCTGTTAACGCAAGGGGATAAGATCTATCCCAATGCTCAATAAATTACAACTCACAGCAGAACTTATACATCATTATCCCGATGCACCCACAGTGGATGAGGCCATGGCAACTTGGTGGCAGAACATAAGAGATGATGGTGGCTTGAGACTCACATACGAGGGTTTCTATGTGTTTGAAAACTTGTTGGAATTCAGCAGTTACACATTTGAACTGCCAGAAAAGTTGTTGACTCCAAAAAACTTGCTGGCCATGGACCGTCACATGACCTATCCTTACTACATGGTCAACAATCGCAAACTCAACAAATTAGTGATGTTTGGCAGCCGGGAGGCCATGATGGCCACACTGCACGGTGACATGCAACAATTCATCAACAGTTTGACTTACTGATCAAGTAATACTCAAGTAGTACTCAAAAAGTAGTACTTTTGTAGTAGTACATTCTGGTTGACCGAATATGCCCGAAATGCTATAATACACACATGATGAGAAAGAAACGCACCGATCGAACCCATATTGTGTACACAATCCAAATTGGATTGGAGTACTACATTGGTATTACCGCTAAAACTCAGCGCACCATAAACATGTCTATTCGTAGCCGTGTAAACAAGCACATCTACCGCGCCCGCACTGAAGACAAGAGTTGGAACCTGTACGAAGCAATTCGTGCCGCAGGCGAAGCCGCTGTTAACTACGCAATCGTGGACATTGTGCGTGGCAAAGATGTTGCACACAAGTTAGAGCGCGAGTTAATACAAAAGTACGCACCTGCGCTGAACACTGATGTGCGTGTGAAATCGGTTGCCCAATAATGGGCAACCTGTTATAATAGTTGCATACAAAGCAAAAAGGAGTCAGCAATGGAACAGTTCAAAAGTTGGGAAGACATGACAGATCTTGAGCAAGCCCAATGCACTTATTGGGACATGTACAAGGACGCCTACGGCCACCGTCCACGTGGTGTTGACACCTCTAGCTGGACCCTTGCAGACTTTGAACAGGAGTTTGCAAGCCTGGGTTCTGTTATCCAGCGTGAAGAAGCTGACCGCAAGACAGCTGAAGCCCAAGCCATTGTGAAGTTTGAAGATCGTGTGACCAGCCTCATGCACACTGGCACCTGTCGTGAGCGTGTGATTGCATGGCTCATGGACGCTGAACACGCCAATGGCGATGACGAGTATTTTTGTTTCACGCAGGGCCTGCCCTACGGTTATTTTAGAAAGGCTGCATAATGAAATTCACAGTTGATTGGAATGACCGAATGCTTCGTTGGGACGTGGTGCGTTGGGACACCACTGCGGAAGGTGTGTATACAATGTATACTGGCACCACAGTGGACCACTGTGCCACTCGAGAAGAGGCTGAAGAAATTTGTGCATATCACATGGATATGATGAACCCTGCCCTGTGGGCAGATGTTGGTTGTGAATTTGATCGGGAGATAGCATAATGGCAGGCAAAGCAAAATCAGTTTATCTCACAATCACTGTCAAAGGCAAACTCAATGCGGTGTTTCGCAAAGTGTTTTTCAACGCCAGTGACTACAATGCCTACGTCAAAACTGACGAGTTCAAGGCGCAGTGGCCCACCACGGAGTATGACATCATAAAGGAAACATACTAGCATGACTAAAGTTGTGATCAACACATGCCACGGTGGCTTTGGTCTTAGTGCCAAGGCCGAGAGTAAATACCGAGAACTGGCTGGCATAACAGATCCTGATTTTCACAGCCGCCGCATTCCAAGAGACGATGAGCACTTGATTTCGATAGTTGAACTCATGGGCTCTGACGCCGACGGTGAGTATGCTGAATTGAAGATTGTGGATGTTCCCAATGATGTCAATTGGTACGTTGAGGAATACGATGGTCGGGAATGGGTGGCCGAACGTCACCAAACTTGGAGCTAATTATGAATGAAGAATTGAAAAATTTGGCACTGCAAGCAGGTGCGCCAAATGTCTTGTGCAACGAACTTTGGTTCAACATGTTCTGCCAGAAGTTTGCACACTTGATTATTGAACAAATGGAGTTGGAACATGATGACGCAATCGGCTGATGGTGTTGCAGGATGCTTGATACGCGGCCATGACGGGCAGTATTATTTCCGTGTGTACGATGCTGATCACAACTTTGTGGATTATGACGTGATGCACAGTGATCTAAGCATCACAATCACCGATCCTGATGCGTATTTCTATCGCGGTGATGGCATTGATCGCTTGGATCATTCTCCCGCCACCTTGGGACTAGAATAATGGCCACAAAACACAACAATGATGATTTTGATTTGCCGGATCAGCACGTAGAACCCGATCCTCCCCCGCCGCAGGTTGTGGTCATAGCAGAAGATTTGAAATTGGGCTCTGCAGAAGTCAAGCCATATGACCGCAATGCCTGGATCCGGGAGTTTGGTCCTAAGCCGCCCAGTGCAGGCATGCGAGTCGTGGATTTTGTTATCTTGGGCCTGTTTGCTGGCACTGTGTTGGTGATCATCAAAGCCTGTGCTTGGGCGTATTTCAGTTAGGTAAAATTGCTCTAGCTAGGTCCCAGGGTCAAGGCGTTGTATATAGTACATGAAACGAGAACTTGTCAACCAAGTACGCGAACTGCTAGAACGCAATCTCAGCACTGCCGAAATAGCACACAGAATGGGCATTGACATAGACCTGGTCAAAATGGCCATAGACGTTATCAATCAACTACTGACTTGACAACTACCCAGAGTTGACAATAAATAAAATTCCTGTTACAATACACATGTAGGGCCTATAGCTTAATGGTAAAGCAGGAAACTCATAATTTCTTGAGTCGTGGTTCGATCCCACGTGGGCCCACCAAACAATTAGGAAGACGTTATGCCAATGTATGAAACCACTGTGAGAACGCCGCAAGGTGAAACCAAGGACCGCGTGTATGCCAAAACTGTACAAGAAGCCAAAGCACTGTTTGAGCAACGTCATGGTCCTCGCAATGTGCCTTACATTCCTAAGATAATTCCAAGTTGAGCATTCTGGCGTTAGTATAATGGATAATACAGCGGATTTCTACTCCGCGAATATGGGTTCGATTCCTGTACGCCGGACCAGTAAATACACCATGCGAGTATGGGGGAATTGGTAGACCCAGTGGACTTAAAATCCACCGCTATATGCGTACCGGTTCGACTCCGGTTACTCGTACCAAAGGAACAACCATGAGCAACATCAAGATTGAACCACATCACGCAAGCGAAGGCACTGACGATGACTTCTTTGATGACATCAGAGGCAAGTGGGCCCAAATGGAGACCGAGCGTCGAGAGAGTGATGAGTTCCGAGTCAACAACATGGAATATGACATGAGCCAGGCAGACTGGTTCCTGAGCAAAGTACGTGGCAGCGACGACTATGCACAAAACTTGTATGCTGCCTTGTGCAACAACCAGTTCCAAAAACAAGATGTTTGGCTGGTGCTGAAGGATCAATACTGGTCATGCACCTGGCGCTATGCCGGTGGTGTCGTGGCTGACTTTAGAGACTGCGGCGAAAGCTACATGGACTGGTACTGCTCGGGCATTGGTCCCAAAGACGACACTGAGTTTGTGGGTGAAGGCAACGTCACTGACGAAATTCGTGCAGATTTGGCACTCCTGGGTTGGCGTGTGGCTGAAGAACCCCACAGCGAATAAATACATTATGCAAATAACTATTTCCATGCAAGATCAACTGTGGCGAACTGAAGAAGTCGACAGTCCAGGCTACAATGTTGTTGAAATACTGGATGCCATTGGTGCTGCCAAAACAGCCGGCGAACTAACATGGGTCAACTGGGATGAACCTTTACGTCTTGACATTCAAATTGTTGGCTAGTATAATACTAGCAGTGACCTTTGTTAGCTACGAGAATCTCGCAGTAGACATAGGACAATCATGGATGTGTAAATAAGCCAAACAGGAGACTGCGATGCAACTAGTTAGATACAGAGATGCAAGTATGGTAACATACACTTGGTTTTATGTTGATGACACGAATCATGGTCAGTCCATTTTTTGAGTCAGAGCAAGAAGCACTGGCATGGTTCAACCAGGTTTTTGAAAGTGTTGAGGAGTAATTATGAAAAAAGTTATATTTGGTTTGTTATTGGCAAGCGGTTCTGTTCTAGCACAAGATGTGTATGTGGTCAGCACCCAGCCCAGATACGTCACTGTGCAACAGCAACAGTGCCGTACTGTTGAGGTGTATCAAGACAACAGCAATGTGGGCACTGTGATTGGTGCTTTGGCTGGTGGGGTTATTGGACATCACATAGGGTCGGGCAATGTAGGCACCATACTGGGCACTGGCATAGGTGCCACAGTTGGCAACAAGGTCGGTCGAGACCAAGGCACAGT